AAAATGACGCAGGCTGAAGGAAATAGTTATCACGGAAATCCTAACCTTAAACCGTTAGCATATCAACATGACTTCTCTCAAGAAGAGATAGAAGAGTATATTAAGTGTAAGGAAGATCCTGTATATTTTATAGAAAACTATGTAAAAATTATTACATTGGATAAAGGTCTGCAACCTTTTAAACTATATGACTGCCAAAAAGAAAAGGTAGATTGTATAATGAATAATAGACGTGTTGTTCTAATGGAAGGACGACAGCAAGGTAAAACAGTTACCTCAGCAGCATGTATTCTTCATTATACTATTTTCCAAGAAGATAAAACAGTAGCTATAATGGCTAACAAATCCTCAGCAGCAAGAGAAGTATTAAACAGATATCAAATAATGTTTGAAAACTTACCTATATGGATGCAACAAGGTGTTAAGACATGGAACAAGGGTGACGTAGAACTAGAAAACAATAGTAAAGTATTAACAGCAGCAACAACAGCAGCAGCGATTCGTGGTAAATCAGTTAACTGGCTTTACATTGATGAGGCAGCAATTATACCTAACAATATAGCGGACGAATTCTTTACTTCCGTTTATCCTACTATTTCTGCTGGTGAGACAACTAAAATTCTACTTACATCTACACCATTAGGTTACAATCACTTTTGGAAATTCTGGAATGAATCTGTAGAAGGAGTAAACGGTTTTGAAAATATGTTTATACCTTACTATGAGATACCAGGCAGAGATGAAAAGTGGTTAGAACAACAGAAACAGTTACTAGGAGATGTTAAATTTAACCAGGAGGTTATGTGTGAGTTCCTAGGTTCGACTAATACACTAATTAATGCACAAACAATAGCAAGACTAAGTACTAAAGATCCGTTATATAGTAAAAGCAATTTAGATATATACGAAGAACCTCAAGAAGGACACTATTATGCTATAACAGTTGATACAGCTAGAGGTATAGGCGGAGATTATTCAGCATTTATTGTAGCAGACATAACAAAAATGCCATATAAAGTAGTGGCAAAGTATAGAGACAACAAAGTAGCGCCTATGTTATACCCAGATATTATAGGAAAGGTGGGTAAAGACTATAATGATGCTTTCATTTTAGTAGAAGTAAACGATATAGGACAACAAGTAGCAGAAATACTACACCAAGAAGTAGAATATGAGAATATTCTTAGTACTGTTACTGAACAAGCAAGACAATATGTAAGTCCAGGTTTTGGTAAAGCAACAAAGCATGGAGTTACAACCTCTAAACAAGTTAAAAGACAAGGGTGTTTTACATTTAAGTCTTTAATAGAGGAACAGAAACTGTTGGTATTTGATGAACATATAATACATGAGATTTCAACATTTACTGAGAAAGGTAACACTTATCAAGCAGATGAAGGTTACCACGATGATTTGGTTATGTGTTTAGTTTTATTTGGTTGGCTTACGAGCCAAAACTTCTTTAAAGACATGACAGATGTTAATACAAGAGAGGGTTTATATAAGCAACAAATGGGAGATATAGAGAGTAACTTAACACCTTTTATCAGAGTTACAGGTAACGAAGAAGAAGTTGAAGTGTTAGGTGGTGATGTTTGGCTTACTCATGACGAGTATCACCCTGTATCCTTACAAAAGAAACTAAAAAATCTGATAAATTCATAATGTACACACGCACCTGTAGGTCTGTACATATATGTAATTTGAATTTTTTATAAATAGTTGGATGATAATAAAATAACTTGTGTCATTCATAAGATAATATAAACCGAGGAGAAAAACATGGCATTTCAGCTATCACCAGGCGTTGTCGTAACTGAGACAGACCTTACCAGTGTTGTCCCAGCGGTTGCATCTACTACAGGTGCATTTGTTGGAGATTTCCAATGGGGTCCGGCAGGCGAGATCGTAACAATTAGTTCAGAGAATAATCTTGTAGAAAGATTTTTCAAGCCAAATGATACAACAGCAGTGAGTTTTTTCACAGCAGCATCATTCTTGGCGTATGGTAATAATTTGAAGACAGTCAGAGCAGTTGATGAAGATACAGCGAGAAACGCTGTAGCATCAGGAACAGCAGTTCTTATTAAAAACAGCGATGACTATACTCAAAATCACAAAGACGGTTCAGGTACTAATGGTATGTGGGCAGCTAAATATCCAGGAGCTATAGGGAATTCCCTTAAAGTTTCTTTTGCGGATTCTAGTAACTTTGACAGTAATTCAGTAGCATCTACTACAATAACAGCAGGTGGTTCTAGTTATTCTAGTGCACCAACTGTAACATTTAGTGCAGCACCAGCAGGTGGTGTTACTGCTACAGGTACAGCTACAATAAGTGGCGATGCTGTTAACGCAATTACTATTACTAATCCAGGAAACGGATATACAAGCGCACCAACTATTACAATTAGTGGCGGTGGAGGTTCTGGAGCAACAGCTACAGCAACTTTAGCTACTGACTGGGCATATAAAAATAAATTCGATGTAGCACCTTTAACAAGTACAAGAACTGCTTTAAAAGGCGGATCAAATGACGAGATGCACATCATCGTTATTGACGAGGACGGCTTATTTTCAGGTACTATAGGTACAGTTCTAGAAACATTTGCAGGTGTTTCTAAAGCGTCAGACGCAAAAGGCGTAGAAGGTGGTTCAATATTCTACAGAGATGTAATTGAAACACAATCTAAATTTATTTACTTCACAGATCACCCAGCAAGTGAAACAACTTGGGGTACAAGTGGAGCAGGAACAGCATTCACATCTAACTTTACAGCGGCAGAAGCAACAGTATCACTTACAGGTGGTGTTGATGATAGCCCTGATAGTGGAGATATCCAATCAGGATACGCACTATTCCAAGATGCAGAAAGCACAGACATTTCACTTGTATTAACAGGTGGACATGGTACAACAGATCAAAAGTGGGTTATAGATAACATTTCTAAAACCAGAAAAGACTGTTTAACTTTCTGTTCTCCACAACTGACAGACGTCGTTAACAATTCAGGTTCAGAAGTTACAGCAATGGTTGCTTCAAAAGCACTATTGACACCTACTTCATACGCTGTAATGGACGGCAACTGGAAGTACATGTATGACAGATATAACGATGTCTACAGATGGGTTCCTTGTAACGGAGACTTAGCAGGACTTTGTGTTGAAACAGATAACACTACAGATCCTTGGTTCTCACCAGCAGGATATAACAGGGGACAACTTAAAAATGCAGTTAAATTAGCATTTAACCCAACAAAAGCAAATAGAGACGACATGTATTCAGCAGGTATTAATCCTGTAATTAGCTCTATAGGTAATGGTATTGTATTGTTTGGAGATAAAACAATGACATCAGCACCTTCAGCGTTCAACAGAATTAATGTTAGACGATTGTTTATTGTGTTAGAAAAAGCTATTGCAATAGCAGCTAAATATCAACTGTTTGAATTTAACGATGCGTTTACTAGAGCGCAATTCTCATCATTACTTACACCTTTCTTAAGAGATGTTCAAGGCCGTAGAGGTATTTACGACTTTAAAGTAATTTGTAACACATCTAATAACACAGCAGAGGTTATAGATAGAAACGAATTTGTAGCAGACATCTTCATTAAGCCAGCAAAAGCAATCAACTTTATACAGTTGAACTTTATTGCTACTAGAACAGGTGTTAGCTTTGAAGAAATTGGCGGTTAACGGCGTATAAATAGTTTTAATAGGAGAACAAAATGCAAATAGAGAAATTCAAAGCAGCATTGGGAGCAGGCGGAGCTCGTCCCAATCAGTTTGAAGTAATCCTTACATTTCCAACAGCAGTAGGAGCAGTTGGAGGAGATGCTAGTATTCTAGTTACTGGAGCTGCTATGCCAGCTTCAACAGTTAACCCAGCTATCATACAGTATAGAGGCAGGGAAGTTAAATTCGCAGGTGAAAGGATATTTGATCCTTGGACAATCACTATTGCTAATGATACTAAACAGTCTTTAAGACAACCGTTTGAAAATTGGCTGGACGCAATGAATAACAAAAGAGACAATAGCGCGATAGCACTTAACCCACAAGACTATCAAAGAGAGATTACTGTTAAACATTTGGACAGAAATGACGAAGCATTACCTGGTGGAATTATACAACTTAACGGAGCTTTTCCAATTAATATGTCAGAAGTTGCATTACAATATGCACAGAACGACATTATTGAAGAGTTTACAGTTACATTCCAATATCAGGATTACGAAGTCATTAACTAATCCCAATATAGATGGGACGGAATAAATAATTATGGACATTTTTGGATTTGAAATAAAGAGGAAGGAGACGCCACAGGGTGAGAAATCATTTGTGGCGCCTGCCGAAGACGGTGCAATAGAGTCAATTCGAGCGGGTGGGTACTACGGTACTTACATGGATCTGGAAGGGGTAGCCCAAACAGAAGCCGAGTTGGTTAAAAGATATCGTGACATTGCCATGATGGCAGATGTTGATACAGCGGTAGAAGATATCATTAACGAAGGGATTGCACAATTGGAGAATGAATCTCCCGTCGAACTTAACTTAGACGATGTAGAGTTATCGTCAGCAGTTAAGAAATCAATTCTAAAAGAGTTTGAGGAACTAAAGAACCTCCTGGACTTTAAGGAAAGAGCCCAGGACTACTTTAGGAGATGGTACATAGATGGCAAGATCTTT